TCAAGTGTTTTTTTAAAGAAAATACATAAAAACTTATAAGTGGGTTAGCGTAGTCCTGCTAACTCACGAATTCTGTCATAATCGTCGTTTATTTCGTCTTCCATTTGCTGTGGCTGTGTGCGCATTTGATACTCTTCAAACTTTGCAGTCACTTGCTCAATAAACCGCTTTGCAGGTTCAATATACTCTTCGCCATAGTCTTTTTCAACCATAGTTAGTACTGCTGTTTCGCCTTTTGGAAATTGTCCATTCTCACGATCAAAGTATGATAGGATGAACTCACCTAATGGAGTCTTTTGTTCTTTTTCTTCAGTACCGTCATCTTTACTTAATTGGCCTTTGTCATTAATTTTGACATCCATTGTATCGTCGTCTTCTTTTTTGTTTCTATCAAAGTCTGTTGTATATAGATATTCTATTACAGGATACAACGTGTTAACAATTTGATTGCCAAACTTACCGTTCTTGCCTGACCCTGGCTCAGTTTCCAATTTCTTTGCTTCACCACGTAGTTTCATCATTGCATCGATTGCTGCTTTAGCATTTTTGTCTAGTCCGCTAAATCCGTTTGTTCTTGCTTCAATAAATGAATATACATCCCATACATCATTTACGTACTGATTTGCTAAGTTGCCTTGATCGTCATCTTGACCACGTTCAATCTTTTTTCCTTTGCCACGTAGTGCGCCTAATACATCAACCGCATCTTTACTTGTGTTAATATATGCTTCTTGTACATCGTCTTCGTTAGCGCCTTCATCAAATTCAATATCGCCGTTTTTCATTGCATCCATTGCTTGTTGTTCAATGTCAGCGTCATCATAATAAAGGTTGTCTTCTGGTCCAGGTAATGATCTAGGATCAATCTCTGGCTTACCATTTTTAATTTGAACTTCAACTTCTACTTCGTGTTCGCCGCCATCTTTATCAGTAACAAACAATGCCATAGTTCCTACTTGGCCTTCTTGTGCTTCGTTGGTTTCGCCTTCAGCAAACTGACCCATCATTTCTTCAAAGCCTTGCTCTAGTTGAATTTCTTCTTTGGTCTTTTTATACTTGTCTTTGATTTTACCTTTTTCTTCTTCGTTTGTATATTTTTTCTGTGCACCTATCATTCTTCCGTCTAACTCATTTAAGTCATCCGGACCTAGTTCTGTTGCTTTAGTAGCTTCACTTACTAGGTTATAAATGTACGGAAATACATCTGATAGTTCTTCGTTAAACTGTTTGATAGTCAATTGGTCAATCCAGTTTTCTTTTACGTCTGCTGGCACATCTTCCATCATTGGTGTTTCAAATGCTGCAAATGTTTCTGCATAGTATGCTGGTTTTTGAAGATTTGTAATAGTTTTCTTAACTGTAGCAATACGCTCTTTAACAACATCTACATACCCTGCTAGGCTTTCTGCCATTACAGCTGAACGACCCATGTAGTTTTTAAACTTGCGTAATTTTGACATCTCTTCTGATAAACCTACAATATGTTTACCAAAATCATCATATGTGTTTCCACCTTCAGCAACGTGTCTTGCCATTGCTCTAGCACCACTTAGGTGTTTGAATGGATAACGGAATCTTTCACCATCAGCACTTTCAATATAAATTTTACCAATTTTTTGTGTACGTCCTATTGCACTTTCTTGATTAACACCTTCAGTGTGTTTAATTACAATACGTGCCTCGCCTATTTTTTGGTAGCTAATACGGCTTGTGCCATAAAGTTTTGATTCTGTCATTTGTCCGTCCTCAGGAGTTTTTGCTAAGAAGTTATAATCTCTTTTTGTTAAATTAGACTTTGTAATATCTCTTACACTATAGTTTAGCATACGCTTCTTACCAAACACACGCAATTCTTTTAGAAAATCGTACCAAGATTCTTTAGTTTGTTCGTCTTGATCTTCCATAAAATCTTTGCTGTATATAACTGTTAGCCCGTCGTCTTCGTCTAAACTTACACTTACTTTTCCAAGTCCGTTGTAATCAAAATCAAAGAAACGAGCTTCTTTCGGCTCGTTGGTTACAGTTCCTTGCTCGTTACCTATTGTAACTTCAGGAAATCTTCCTCTAATCTTATTAAAAAGGTCTTCACCTATTGCGTCAAATTCTTGCATAATGTATTTATCTACCTAGTTAAAAGTTACTACTTATAAAGATGGGCATGGGAGCTTCATAATCTTCCATTTCTTCCGCTTGTGTAAACGTATTATAAATCCGTGGATCCCAATCTTTAAGTACTGCCATCATTCGTAGTGCTAATAATGTTGCACTAACTAAATCGTCTCCTATACCGGACTTGGCTTGATAACTTGATCCTGTTGCAACAAACCCTTTAAGTTCTGATATTAACGGTTTACTGTGTATAAGCATCTTGTCATTTTCTATCATAGTCTTTAATCGACTACACGCTGTAATTTTAGTACCGTGTGTAGTGTTAAATCCCTTGCGAAACTTGCGTACATGTCCTTTACGCATAGGTTCACTAACAAACAACCCGGGAATGTTTTCTTCTCCAAAGTCATTAATTACTAGCAAACACGCTTCGCCGATGCCATTATTTTCGACACTCCAATATATGCCGTTGCTGTTTTGTGTTTCTTGTTGCAGATAATTGCATATATCTGCAAGTACTCTAATTTGTCCGGGGATAGCTGTTGTGTTATGTTGCCACTCTGCTACTTGTTCATAACTAGGTAACTCAAAAACCTGTATAGCAGCGTTGTCTCCACCTGTTCCCATTGACGGATCAAGTGCAACAGCATATGTATATTGTGAACTTGGCTTTTTATACCAGCGGGTTTGCCCCATGTTAAGTATAGGAGAAGTCCCGTCCATTACACTAAGTTTTAAACTATTAATTAATGTTTCATCAAATACTAAGAATTCACAACCGTATTCACGCCTAAACTTCTCTTCACCAATTCGCCCAACTTCTTCTACTTTCCATTTGTCATCTCTATCCGGATGTTCGTCCCATTGTGCTACAAAACTATGGAAGCCGTTTGAACCTAATTCTTGTTCATTGCCGTGTTCGTCAAATTTATTTTCTGCTTGTTTCCAAATGGTTGCAAAGGTATCTTCATCTGAGTTTGGTGTGCTTGTAATAATAGCACGACCACCAGTTGCTAGCGTAGGAGATATTGAAGTCCAAAACTCTTCAGCAATGTTAGGTTGTACAAATGCAAACTCGTCGCAGTATAGTAGAGAGATACTCATACCACGTCCAGTATTTCCAGTAGTTGTTTGTGCTACTATACGTGATCCGTTTTCAAATTCGATTGATTGTTTATTATAACTTACAACACCTGCTCTAATATGATCTGGACAAGTTTCATACACAAAGCGTATGCGTGACATAATCTCTTGCGCACCTGTATATTTGTGTGCTGCAACAAGAATAGTTTGGTCTGGATTAAACATAGCATACCATGCTAGATAGATACTAGCACATGTAGTCTTACCTGTTTGTCTAGGCATCATGTTAATGTTAAATCGATAGCTGTGATAACTATGCATCAAACGTAGCTGATACTCAAACGGATCAAACAATAATTTGCCTTTTACAGGATGCTGAATAAATGCAAATGATCTTGCAAAGTGTAAGTATCCTTCGTCAGGGTCCATGCACTTCAGCAGTTCTTCAACTTGCTCGTTTGTATATGTTTCTTGTTTATTGGCTTTCTTAATAAGAACGCCATCTAATGATGCTGCCATAGTATTATTTATAGAAAAAAATAGCACCCGAAGGTGCTATTTGGTATAACTTAATTATAGCTTATTTCTTAAACTGTGGAGGCACTTCGCCTTTTTTAGGCTTGCTGCCTTTGTCTTTAAGAGCTTTCTTCATCGGCTCTTTAGTATCACCGTCGTTGTCAATGTCAGGAAAGTCTGGCTTGCCTTTCTTCTCTTGTAGTGCTGCCAATAGTTGCGACTTGATTGTTTCAACCATATCTTCGTTGCCTGCTGTGTTTCTAACATTACGACGATTTGTTTTTCCGCCTGGCATTGGCAATTCACCTTGCTTGCGTCCTTTAATTCTGCTCGGATCGCTACGATCTTTATTTAAAATATAAAATTCGTCTGCTGCACTAAATTCATCTTGTTCTATGTTGCCTGTGGTATTATCTTTCCATTTAATAATAAAGGCTTCGTCGTCTCGCTTGCCCTTGCCTACAATTTTTCCTACTGCATTTGGCTTATGATCTGCTTCGTCGTCACTGTCTGTATAATCACTGTAAAACAATTCTACAGTATCGCCTATTTTAGGATAGATTGTTGTACCGTCGTGATACTCCACTGCTCCGACATAGTTGTCATCGCTTTCAACAGCCATTGGATTGTCACCGTCTTGTGTAGCAGCATATGATTTCTTCTTGCGATTTAAATCATTACCATCTGGGATAGCATCGCTCATGTCACCGTATTGTGGGTCCGGTTCATTAGCATAGTCTCCAGCTTCATCAACGTCAGTATCTGAACTGCCTGACATACCTGCTAGTCTAGCAAGTTCATTTTGACTGGCCATATTCTTGCCTTTAACTTTAACATTGTAAGTACCTTCGCCGGACATATCTTCAGTTGCTACTTCTTCAGCAACAGCTTCACAGCCTTCGCCGCAAGCACTACATCTACCAGTTCCATCACGCTCGTCTTGAACAGGAGCACTGCAACAGTTACTTACCATACCTTCTGCATTTTCATCACCTGCAGAATATGCTTCGTCTGCATCAATGTCATCCATGCAGCTACTGTCGTCAACATCTGCATCGCCCGGTACATCATCTTTGCCTGGAATTTTTGGATCATCCATAATACCTACTAGACGTTCCATATCCATGCGCGGTGACATCATTTTGTCTGCTGCTGGACCTGTATCGCCTAGTCCTGCATTTTTCATCATATCCAATAAATCAGCAACATGTTCTTTGCCGCTTGCATTCATTGATACACTTACTGTTACTGGATTACCTTTGTCCATCTCTGGTGCAGGCGGTGCCATAGCTGCCATAGGACCTTCATCAACTATTCCACATTCTTCTATGTGATCCATTGATTCTATAAGTTTTTTCATATTCATTTTATCAGCCTCCCACAACTGCTTTAGTATTTTCAGTATCGCCAATGTCTGATGACTCTCCAATTGGTGCGCCTTCTGCACCACTGTGTTCATTTTCTTTGCGATCTTTTTCTAATTCTTGTAACAGACTCATTACTCTGTTACCAGCTACATTATCTTGTGCGCTCTCGCCGCCCATGTCTTCTTTAGTTAACATTGTTTCGTATGGAGCATCATCTTTCATTTCTTGATATTCTTCTCTAGGATCATTTGCATTACGTACAATTATATGTGCTTGGTCACATTTGCAACATTTTGCTACATATTCTTGTAGTACTTGACTAGTAGTTGGATATTCTAGTTCTGTTTCAAAATATGTAACTTCCATATTTTGTAACTGCGGAAAGTCTAGTGGACGTTCTTGTATTGGTGTTTTCTTGCCCGAAGTCATGTTTAACACTTTAAATTTCTTTAAACATGTTTCCATACTGTCTTCAAACCCTTCTGGTAAAGGTCCGGCAACACCTATTTTAAATTCATAAGTCTTTTTAGACTCTGTAAGTAGTTGTGTAAATGATCTCATTGCGCATTGATCCTGTTCTATATGTATTATTTATCTTTATCTATGCCTTTAAGCTTCTCTAAAAGACTGTTTCTATCAGTAACAACATAGCCTGCTCCGTTAACAATGTCGCCATCGCCCGGACCTTTGCCGTCATTGTCCTGCTTTTGTTTTTTAAGTTGTAGTTCGACTACTTTTAATTTATTATTAAGTTTAGCTACTTTAGCATCTAAACTAGTTTTAAGTAATCCGCCAGCAGTTTCAAATACCCTGCCGCTATAACGACTTTCAACATTCATACCCAAATCCATTAGATCTTCATATGCTTGCATTGCTTTGTCTGCAACTTCATTAAGCTCGTCGTCTGCCATTTTGCCTAGACCTTTTATGGCAGGCAATGCACTAGCAATTTTATCAAACTCTTCTATATCACGGAATGTTTCAACTACATTGGCCATTTCGTGCTTTGTTTGCTCTGCTTCTTGAAATTCTGCTTGTTTTATAATTTCTTTTGAATCAGGTAAATTTAGTAGGTCTTCTAATTTTTTAGTCATTTAAACTTTCCATTATATGCTACTATTATTTATCTTTTACGTCCGGTGTGAAAAATATCATCTTCAGTAACAATACGGAATATAATTCCTTTTTGTTTGCACCATGCTCGTGCGGCTTCCCACTTAGCTTGATTAACCACGTAATGTGCTTGATTGTGTTTGCTTTTGCCTAGCCTTTCACGCATTGCTTGGTTAGCAGGCTTAACTTCAATTAGTTCTACACGTTTTTTTGTACTCTTATCTGCATACGAAATAAAGAAGTCAGGAACATATACAGTTTGTTTGCCAGTTAGCGGATTACGGTAGGGTATACGCACTGCTTCACTTGCCCATTGTTCTATTGCGGGATGTTCGTCACAAAACTTCATAAAGGTAAATTCCCAACCAGAACGGTATGTAGGAGTTTTGTTACCTATATATTTCTGTGGATTTTTTAGATTAAATTTACCTTGTGCAAAGCGAGACATTATACTATAATTTGTCGCTGATCAAATAGTTGTTTTTCTTCGGGCACTCTATAACCTAAAGTACTAACTTTACTTCTGTTTAAATTTAAAATCTGAGCAACAACATTACTAAGTTGGACATCGTTAATGCCTTTTAGTGTATCTAATAATTTAAATACAGTAAGTTTATCAATTTCTGCTTGTTGTAATAAAATACTAGCGGTATTAACTGCTGATACATTATCAAACCCTCGTTTGAGAAAGTATCCAATAACTGCGTCAACTTCACTTGCGTTATAACTAATTTCTTTATTATAATAATTATCAAAAAACTTTTTTGTAAGTTCTGTAGATGTTGTTGTTGGATTAGAAGATGTTACCATGTCAAAGTTCCTTATGCTGCTTTTGCTTGATTTAGTGCTTGGGCTCCAAATGCAGCAGCTTTGCCGCCGCCAGCAATTTTACCAACTAACGCTTGTTTTATTTCTTGTTTTCCAGTACTATCTAATGCATTATACGATTCTAATGTTGTACCTGAGATTGCTCCAGTGTTAAGTGATTTTGCAACATAACTATTTAATGCCGACGGGTTGGCAAGTAACCCGTCTTGAATTTCTTTAGTACTATTAAACTGGCTAGATGTTGTTGTAGTAGTTGTAGTTGTATTTGTATTAGTAGACGGAGTTGTTGGTACAACAATTTGCTCTAGTGAGCCAGCTGAACTATTAGTAGTAATAGGATTTGTAGGTTGAGAACTTGCACTATTAGAAGCATTTGCTATTAATCCTTTAGGCACGTTACTATCTTGATCTAATAATTTAGGTGTAAGAAAATTTGACTTACTTATTGATCCTGGAGCATAGCCAAGGGGACTAGGTACATTATCGTATAAAGTTTCTTGACTAGTAAATGTCTTTGGCTCGCCATCGAGGCCAATATCACCGCTATAGTATAACACAGATTCGTATGCAACTGTAATTTGATTTTCCATTGTGCCGGCACCGTCGCCATAAGCTAAATCACCGTGCTGCCATGCAGACAACAAAGGATTAACTAATGTATAACTAGCCCAGCTCTGTTTTGCTAATTGATATATTTTTATATATTCAAAAAATGGAACTTGCATAGTAACAGGGCCTTGGGTAGTTAATCCGTAACTAGGAACGTTTTCGTAAAATTTATCTCGAGGGTTATATGCAGCATGTATATTAGTCTGGCGACCGTCTGCATAATACCACTTATAGTATTCTTCAAGCATGCTACGAGTTGCACCGATATTGTCATCATGCAAAGTTATATTAATATCTTGGTAATCTACTCTAGTTTGGATATTTTTTTTACGATTATATTGTTGTTTATTTTCGATACTTGCACGAAAGCTAGGAAGATCAAGAGATTTTGCAAGTACGCCAATTTCTTTTTGAAACTTTATTGTGTTTTTTAATGTTGCATCACCTACAGCAGGATGCGGTTGAAATACTACATGATATAAAAATTTTGTCTTAGGAGCAAATGCATGACTATATTCACCAAATAATTGGTGTGCATGTCTTGCATCACGTAGGTGAACATCTATACCAGACGTATTAATTATATAGGGATCAGTAACACTCATAGTAATATTTATCCATTTATATTAACCGTGTATATAAAAAAGCGAAGACTGAATTAACAATCTTCGCTTGTTTATTAAATGCCAATACTATTAAAAGTTATTAGCCAGTGACTGCTGTACCACCAACTGAAGCATTAGTACTACGAGTTTCTGAAGAACCAATACCAATAAAGTCGTCATCAGCACCGAATTGGATAGCGTTATCGTAACGTATACTTAGTGTTGTTGTAACTGGTTCGTTGGTAGCGTATGCTAATGTGTTGTAATTAGCTGATTCAACATAGCAACCTACTAAGTGGAAGCGGTCAATTACGTTTGCTCCGTTAGCGCCGTTGCCACCATCTAGAATTTCAATTCTAGTTTGGAATTTATAAGTACCACTTGCTACTGCACTAGACTGTTCATAAAAATCAAACTGTCTTTGAATTTGCTGACCAACAACTTTTTGTACATTGTTATTTGCATCTTCACGTAGTGTTAGTGTAATTGGATCCCATGTGTGCTTACCTGCAAGATATGTTCTTGAGTTATAAGCTTCGATCGTCATTTGTTCAAAAGATAAGTTTGGACGAGTTACGTCTACTACTTGTCTTGACATTTCTCTAGTACCGTCAGCTGCGCCCGTTGTACCAAAGTTATCTAAAAATACCCTGAAGCGATATTGTAATTTTGGCATCAATAAAGATGAATTACTTCCAGCGCCTTCTGTTGGTATCGAAATATTTGTTAATGTTGTAATTGGCATTCTTTTATCTCCTATGCAGTATTTATGCTTAAATGAGTGGAGATTGTTCTCCACTCATTATATGCGCATATTAACCTAGTGCTGCAATTTCTCCTGTATTCTTAATACGCAATGGAATGTAAATAAATTCAATTGCTTTTACAGGTTCAATTGCGATGTCTAACCATAACTCATTACGATCAATCCTTGCTGGTGTGTTGTTACTTTCGTCACATACTGCTAGGAAGTCGTAAAGTGCTCTTAAACCAACTAGTTCTAGCAATAGCGCATCGGCTGCTGCTTTGATTTGATCACGTGTGATCTTATCATTTGGTTCAAACAAGTATGGTCTTGCTAATAACTCTAGCTGTCCACGTAAGTATACAGTTAGACGTGCTACATTAACACGATCTAATGCACTTGCATTTCTTGCACGAGTTTTTTGTCCAAATACAACAAGTCCAGCGCCGCTAATAAACGTAATTGGATTGATGCTGTTGGCATACAGTGTATCGCGTTGTCCAGTGTTTAGTGCTACACTTTCAAATTCGCCTTCACTAGTAATATAACCTGAACTTGTAGCGTTGGTTACGCCACCACGTCTTGTACCAGCTGGTGCAAACCAGGGGAATGCAACTTGGTCATTTAATATTAGTGTACGTAGTGCCATATGACTTGGTGGAACAACAACATTATTACCTGCGTTATCACTTGTAAAGCCCCATGGATAATACATACCCATATATTCATCTCTGCTAACTGCACCTGCATCGTTATCTTCAACTGCTAAATTAACGTTAGTTGCCCATTCATTTAATGATGTTGCATCCGGTGTTAACCTTGCTGGTGTATCACCTACTACAAATGCTGTTAAACGTCTGTCATAGTTTAGTGTGATCATTTCACCGATTAGCTCTGGATAACCCGGAGTAGCCATTAAGTTAAACTGACGACTTTCTTCGTCACGTATATCTTGGTTACCGTTAACTAGTGCTTGTAATGCTGTTACAACACTCTTACGTTGTGCATGGCGTCCGAAGCTACCTGAACCATCTGCTTGGTTACCTGAATCAGTAACCCAACGATGTGGATAGTAAAGTGCCATAGACTCGTCAACACCACCACTTTGATGACGTGTGTTGTTTGCAGTTGTGTCTACATAGTTACGCTCAAACCGCTTAACATTAAATCCACTTCTGCGTGTATTCCATAGCAACATACCTTCTGGGTATAGTGCAGGATCTGGTGCATCTGCGTCTAAGTAATCGTCAGCTAGTAGCTCTTCAATAGTGCCAGCTAAGTGCGAAGTAGTTGAGCCGCCGTTTGTGCTCCAACGTGCATCAGCAAACAAAATACCATTTTCTGTAGTTTGGTCTGCTTTGTCAACTAATACCCACTTTGCAAGTGTAGCATTATAGCGATAAAGTGTACCATACTCTTCAACGTTACTTGTATCAATCCAAAGATCGCCATCAACTAATGAAGTTACGCCGTCTGTTTGTTTAGTAGGCTGTGTAGCACTAACAATTGGTCCTGTTGCATTTGAACTTGGATATTCTTGCATATATCCCTTCCAACCTGTACCATTGTGTACCATAATATCAGCTTCGTCAACAACTGAACTATACCAAAGTGTACCGTCTGCTGTTAAGCTTGCTGGTGCATTAGCACTTGCTGTTGCTACTAATGGTCTCCAGTTTGAAGCAACTAAATCGTTAGCAGCGTCACCTGTTGGCGCTGTATACAAGTTAGCTTTTTTATTGTTGCCTGTAGCTACAAACCCAGCTAGTGCTAGTACGCCGCCTGTGTCGGCAATTCTAATGTCGCCACCTGTTTTGTGTTGAATAACAATTTTATTAGTTGCGTCAACTAATGCAACTACGTTTGTAAAGTTTGCTGCGTTAATTAAACCTGCAATTAAATCAGCATCTGTACTTGCACCTAATGTAGTAACATTGACAGTTTTAGCTGTTCTTGTTAAAGAACCTGCTGTAGTTTCTTCTAGTGTAAATGCATATGTGTTTGCTGTAAGCTGTGTAGTAATTTTATCACTAGTTACTGAAGTTGCACCCGATGCTGCTCTTTCAAATACTGTAAAGTTTACAAGTGCTGGATTTACTTCTGATTCGTTAGCTTTTACATATAAATCACCAGCTAGTAAATTGGTTCCGCCGCCTGCTTTGTCTAATCCAAATAATGCGCCTTCGGGGTGTGCATACATTGGTGCAGTTACAGCTCCCCATAATTGTGTGTCGGTGCTATATTTTTTAACACTAAAGTCTGCGCCGCCATTTGGTTTAGTTGTTTTAATCCAAAGTGAACCAGTTGGTGCTTCAGCTGCGCCTGCAATTTTATATGCTGGAACATTTGTGTGAGGAGCAATAACTACTTTTGGTGCTGCGTATGTTTTAGTAACAATACCTAATGCACCGCCAGCATCGGATTCAATGCCAGGATCGCCAACTAGTGCGCCTGCGCCAGTTTCAATCTCAACAGCTACGCCAGTTGAGTAAATTTCTATTGCACTATCAACAACTGCTGCTGTAACACCTGAAATACCACGGGCGTTAATATCAACTGCAAGTTGTGTAAGTGTTGTGCCAGTTGCAGTAACAACTAAGTTATTAATTGTTAGTTCGTCGCCTTGAGCAATTGAAACAGGTGTTGCTGTTCCGCGTACTGCTGGAAAACTTGCACTCCACTGTGTAGAACCTACTTTAACCCATGTGCCTGCAGTACCAGCTGATGTGCTGTGTCCTGGAGTTTTATAAAATGCTCTAAATTTCTGTGCAGTGTCGCCTGCTGCAATAGTTGCGTCAATTGCATAGTCGCCTATTTGTCCAATTGATAGCTTTGGTGCGTCAGTGCCACTGTCAATGTCAGTAGCTTGAACAATTACAGTTCTTTCTACTGAACTAAATGACTGACCACCAGTTGTTGTAACTGCTGCTGAATTCCACTCAAGTATACCAAAATTAGTAACTTGTGTATCTACCCATGCTGCATTGTCTGCTGGTTCGCCACCTGGTGCTGTTGCACTTGCTGTAAGTGCTGCTAAGTCTAAATCTGCGCGAACAACATATGCACGATTTGATACAGCTAAAGTTGAATACGCTGTATTAAGACCGTATTCGTTAAGCTCTCCGCCGTGGATCATATTATTGTTTGCATCACTGTAAAATAGTGCATCGCCAAAAGTTTCGCCGAGCTCTCTTTGACTAGTGATTAAATAAGGTTTGCCTGCATTTGCTTTGGTAGTACCTGCTGCAATTCCTGTTCCGCTACTTCTAGTTTTATTAGAAGCTGTAGCAACAAAAATCATAGGTACTGTTCCACCGCCTGCTGGAGTGTAGAATGATTCGTCAATTACATTGACTTCTACGCCTGGTGATACTAATGCCATTTTAATTCTCCTATTGAATATTAGTGTTTTCTCTATACAGTATTTATTACAATGGCATCAAAACACCTAGCTAATACCTATAAAAAAGGCACCAAAAAGGTGAACTAAATACAATATGAGACCTTTATGCACTTGCGGAGAGCGTCCTGCGGCAATAAATTACCGCAAGGATGGTAAAACGTATTATAGAAAGAAATGCGAACGTTGTTTACGTAACGGAACAGGTCACGGAATACCGCTATGGAAACAGCGTGGTTATGAAAAGAAAAGTGTTTGTGAAAAATGCGGATTTAAATCAAATCATGCTGAGCAGTTTAATGTGTTCCATATAGATGGAGATCTACAAAACTGCCGGCCCAATAATCTTAAAACTATATGTGCTAACTGCCAACGTATAACTCAAAAAGAAGGTATACGCTGGAAGCAAGGTGATTTACGTCCTGATTTTTAACACTGAGCTGTGTCGTATGGATTAATGTAATTAATAAGTTGACCTACATTAAATGCTAGATCCCCAAGGGTTCCATTATTATCAATAATATAATCAGCCATCCAAGGTTCTAAACTCATTGAATCGTTACCTTCAGGAGGTAAGTGATCTGATCTATCTACCCAAATTACTTTGTCAAATACACCTGTATTCTTCATAGCATAATATTCTCGTTTGTTGCGTAGACCACAATAGATGTCATATTCAGCAAACATTTCTCTGCCTAGAGTCGCTGCATCAGGTACATTATAATCGCAGATAGCATTATACCATTCTGCTCTGTGATTATGCCTGTCAGCATAACACTCTTCCTCATTAGCATATCCATACTTAACCTTTAATTGATTGTAAATAAATTGTTTACTACAAAATTTTGAACTGCTTTCGAACGTGTATCTATACATATCTCGAAGCATTTCACACACAGTATCTTTGCCATGTCGGCCGTGGCCTATTACTAATAATTTTAACTTGTCCAAAATAGTCTCCTAACTTTTATATATTATAAACTATAAGTTAAGAGTTGTCAACCATTAATCGTAATGTCCGCCTAATACAGCTACATATGATCTTTCTTCATCTAGTACTTCGGCTTCTCTTGCTGCATATGCTGCTTCAAATCCACGTTCATATACGTCTAAGCACTGAGACTCATTATTCCATAACCGTTTGAAATAGCTATTATAATATCCTTCTACAATTTCATCAGATTCTTGTTTTGGAATTAAATGCCCTTTAACTAACCAAAAATATCTATTAGCTTCTTTTCTTACAAACGGTGAACACATTGGACTCTCCCTACTGTAATTGTATTTACATTGGTAGTAGAATGTTAGCGTAAACTTTGGGTGTTTTTAAGTCATTGAAATCATTGGATTATTTTCTTCAATGATTTCAATGAGTTAGCCGATTGTAAAGCCGTATCCTGTGCCGCCTGGAACAGCCATTGAAACTTCAACTTCTAGCTTTTCCATTTCAGCCTGTGCTTCAGCTTTGAGTGTATCGCCGTTAAGTGTTGATCCGCCTTGTGGGCCTGCAATCGTAGCAAACTTCGAACGTGCTTCGCCTAGCATATATTTACAACTAGCAAGTGTATAGTCTTTAATCCATTGACTTGCAAGGTAGTCACTTAATATTTCACTATCAGGACGGTAATTATAGCAATAAAGCAATAGTTCTTCTTCTGCCCTAGGACGCTGTAAAAGAGTAAGTTTTTTGCTCGTATTGTTCCATTTGAACTCGATAAAGCTACCAAACATTCTACCTACTAGCTCTTGGTGTTGTGCAAACATATCATATGTTGCTAATCCGCCAAGCTTTGATCCTGATAACAAATATGTATTTGTGTACGCTGCATTAAACGGTTCAAACACACTACCACTCGAACCACTGCCTGCACGTGAGCCGATACTGCTACGATACATTTTACGAACTTCCATTATTTCATTTGGTAATACATAATCGTTTTGATCTACAACAGTTGTTAAAAACATATAGCTTTCTTCAACAGCGTGATCACTACGCATTCTATAACGTGTTAATGCTTTTTTCAAACCAGTTTGATAATGTATAGGATCAAGTTCAACATCAACCATGCCTCCACCGAGGAATGTGTTAACATAATCGTATACTTCTTGTTTTTGTGTCGCTAGTGTCATTTAAAAGTCTCCAATAGTATTTATCCTGAGCATAAATATGTATAACGAATAGGAGAATAGATATCCCACGCCTCAGCTTATATAAACCAGAACGCGGTAATGATTATTATTTCTTGGACAAACAGATCCAAGAAATGTTTACTATTGGCGGAACAGATATTAATATCCACAAATTTCTTGGAGCAGAAAATCCTGCTGAAGGTGAAGGAACTGCTGACCAGCCAACATACGATGCTGTAAAAGAAACTAACATACAGGACTTACTATTTTTAGAAATAGAGATAGAAAGTACGATCCTGATGTTTATACAATGCGTGGCATTTATAATGTGCAAGATATTGACTTTGATTTATCACAGTTTGGGTTATTTTTAAGTAATGACACACTGATGTTAACTATTCATATTAATTCAAGTGTTAAGACATTAGGTAGAAAAATTATGAGCGGTGATGTAATTGAGTTACCACACTTAAAAGACGAATATGCTCTTAATGATTATAGTGTTGCACTTAAACGCTTTTATGTTGTGGAAGATGTTAATCGTGCTGCTGAAGGTTTTAGCCATACATGGTATCCACACTTATACCGCTTAAAACTAAAACAAATATACGATGGTCAAGAATACAACGAAATATTAGATTTGCCTGCAGAAGAAGGTAGTAATGACACGCTACGCGATATGCTTTCAACTTATGAAAAAGAAATGCAGATTTCCAATGCTGTAGTTGCACAAGCAGAAGCTGATGCTCCTAAGAGTGGGTATGACATTAGTCACTATTATACAGTAAGTACAAACGAAGATGGCAGTGTTGATTTACAAACAGCAGACGATACTGATATCGATGCAAGTAATCTTAACATTAGTGCAGACGAAGTAGCAAATAGACCAGAACGCGAAGGTTATACTGGTTACTTAGTTGGTACAGGTGATAGTGCGCCTAATGGTGCACCGTTTGGATTTGGCATACAATTTCCTAGAAATAACGTAGATGGAGATTATTTTTTACGCACAGACTTTTTACCAAATAGAATGTTCCGTTATGACGGCGCACGTTGGGTTAAAGTACAGGATGATATTAGAATGTCACTAAGCAATACACTTGAAAGACAGACTTACAAGTCTAGCTTTATTAATAATACCAAAACTAGTCAAATTAGCGGCGAAACAGTTCAAGAAAGACAAAGTCTTTCTAAAGCACTTAAACCAAAGAAACCTACGGCGGATAACTAATGCAGCATTTTTATGACGGACAAGTAAGAAGATATATTACTCAGATGATGAGAATACTTGCAAACTTTCCTGTTCAAGACGGTAAGGGTGTGCAAAAGGATGTGCCAGTAACTTACGGTGATCTAACTCGACAAGTAGCAAATATCATTAGAGAAAACAGCGAAAACAAATTACCTAGTGCGCCTCGCATTGCTGTTTATTTAACTGGTCTCGAATTAGACAAGGATAGGCTAACAGACGCAACATACACACGCAAAACTAATATTAGGGAACGTGCGTATGATGACGAAAATGAAGAATACTTAAATACTCAAGGTAAAAATTATACAGTAGAACGTTTAATACCAACTCCGTATATGATGCGTATTAACGCAGATATATGGACATCAAACACAGATCAAAAGTTACAAATATTAGAACAGATACTTGTGTTATTTAATCCTAGTTTAGAAATGCAAACTACAGATAACTTTGTTGACTGGACTAGTATTACAGTTGTAAATTTAGAGAATGTACAATGGTCGAATAGAAGTGTACCAGTTGGAGTTGACAGCGAAATTGACATTTCTACTCTTACATTTAGTGTTCCAATTTATATTAGTCCACCTACTAAAGTGCGTAAAATGGGAGTTATTACTAATATTATTACAAGTATGTTCGATGAAGATCGCGGAACAATTGAAGACGGAGTTACTATTCCACAATTAAATCAATATGACGATGTTGCAAGAGCAGGTGTAACAAGCAACAAATTTGGTAATAAAGCTACTTCGCTTGTTGCAGAACAAATGGCAAATGTTAATTATAATAAGTACGGAGTATATGTAGATATTGATTCGATACAATTATATTCAAACGGTATTGTTGGCAACAAAAATTGGAGAGAAGTGTTTGAAGCACTTCCTGGTATATATGCTGCTGATGTTAGTCGTATATACCTTACAAGTACTGATAACGATAGTACTGTAACAGGAACATTTACGTTAAGTCCATTTGACGAAACTAAAATATTATTAAATTGGGATACTGATAGTTTTCCAAGCGATACTGTAATAGATGGACGGACTAGTATTGATTACATTATTAATCCACTTAGTTTTAACCCATCAAGTATTAAAGTATCCGGGTTAAGATTATTACTACTGGAAAACTTAGGCGATAGTACTGCAACTAATATACCAGTTGCTTGGCAAAATGCAAACGGCAGTGGAATTGTAGCAAGTGCAAATGACATTATAGAATGGGATGGTTCTAAATGGAATATTGTATTTGATGCAAACGGTACAACTGACGTTACGTATACTACAAATCTAAATACAAGTGTACAATATAGATTTAGTAATAATGAATGGCTAAAATCAGTTGACGGTGATTATCCAGTTGGGTCATGGAGAATCAATCTCGGAGGCTAATTATATGTATGAACAATATGATTACTTGCAGCGGTGCCCTGTTTTACACGCTAGATACAAATAGATTTTTATTTCTCCACCGTGCTCAAGGCAAGCGTAATAATTTGTGGGGTCTTGTCGGTGGCACTAATGAAGGCACCGAAACACCTTGGGAAGGATTACAACGAGAAATTGAGGAAGAAATTGGCTTTATTCCTGAAATTAAAAAGACACTTCCTTTAGAAAGTTTTATTTCACCTGATAGTAGATTTTACTTCCATACATACCTGTGTGTAGTTTCTAGTGAATTTATTCCTCAACTTAATATAGAGCATGATGGATATGCATGGTGTAGTTTTACTAAATGGCCAAAGCCTCTGCATCACGGATTACGCAATACACTTCAAAGTAAAGTTAATCTAACTAAGTTAGATACTGTTTTTCAAACAATTAATTTACTTGACAAATAACCTAAAAGATAGTATAATATAAAGATGAAAGTATTAGTTTTCGGCGATGTAATAATCGACAAATATATCTATGGCACTTCAGACCGTTTAAGTCCCGAAGCACCTGTGCCTGTAGTTAAATACCAACGTGAAGTTGAAACATTAGGCGGTGCCGGGCTTGTTTACGAAAATTTAAAAAGCTTAGGTGTTGATGTAACACTACTTCAAACTGAACAACCTAGTAGTATTAAAACTCGAGTGATTTGTGACGGACATTATGTCACACGCATTGACGATGATAAACATGCAAACAGTGCCGCAGTATTAGCTAATGTATTACGCAGTGATTTTTCTCAATGGGATTATGTAATACTAAGTGATTACAACAAAGGCGTACTTGACGAATCTCTTAAAATTATCGAACACATTAATAAATTTAATTGTAAGATTATTGTAGATCCTAAAGAACATGCAAATCAGTATAAGGGCGCATGGTTAATAAAACCTAACAACAGCGAATTTACTAAGTTTGGATTTAACGATTGGCAAGGTAATATTATTACAACCAACGCAGGCGGCAATGTAAATGCTACTATCGACAACATTGAATATATTATTCCTGTAGATCAAGTTGAGGTCAGCGATGTTACTGGTGCGGGCGATTGTTTTTTAGCAGCATTTGTATATGCTCTTACAAAAGAATACACTTATGAAAAATGTTTACAACTAGCAGTAAAAGGTTCTACTGAAGCTGTTACGCATGTAGGCACATACACGCTTGCTGTAAGCGATTTAGAAGATTGTATAGTATTTACTAACGGAGTGTTTGATATACTACACAAGGGTCATTTTGAGCTCTTAGCAGAAGCAAAAACACTTGGAGAGAAACTAATTGTAGGTATTAATAGCGATGCAAGTGTCAAACGTCTTAAAGGCGAAAGACGGCCTATCAACAATCAAATAAAACGTATTAGTCAATTAGAAATACTGCCGTGGGTAGACGAAGTAATTGTATTTGACGAAGATACTCCATACGAATTAATTAAAAAATTAAAGCCGCATGTAATTGTAAACGGCGGTGATTATACAATAGAACAAGTTGTAGGACATGACTTAACTGATGTACATTTAGTACAAACTGTAGAAGGTTATTCAACAACAAGCATTATAGAGGCAAGCAAATGAAAGTATTAGTTACAGGAAACGAAGGATTTATTGGCAAGAATGTTGCAAGCTATTTGCAACAACAAGGGCACGAAGTAGAAGGTTGGGAATGGGAGCCAGGTGTGCTTCCGCATACTGAAGGATACGATTGGTGTATACACTTAGGTGCTATTAGTTCAACTACATACACTGATGTAAATCAGATACTAGAACAGAATTTTGAGTTTAGTGTTAGGTTGGCACAAATATGCGAAAACTTTGGTACTAATTTTCAATATGCATCTAGTGCAAGTGTGTATGGGCCTACAGAGCATTTTACTGAAGATGGTCCATTACTTCCACAAAGTCCATATGCATGGTCAAAGTATATGTTTGACAGATTTATAAATCAATACATAAACGAATTTCAAATTAAAATACAAGGGTTTAGATATTTTAATGTATACGGCGAAGGAGAAGAACACAAAGGTGATCAAGCAAGTCCGTATACTAAATTTGCATATCAAGCTAAGGACAACGGTGTAATTAAGTTATTTGAAGATAGTAATAATTATCTTAGAGATTTTGTATGTGTAGACGATATATGTAGACTACATGAAAAAATGTTTGATGTAGATCAATCGGGCATCTTTAATGTAGGCACAGGGCGTCCAGTAAGTTTTGAAACAGTAGCGCAATCTATTGTTAACAAACACGGAGGTTGCATTGAATACATACCAATGCCAGAAAATATAAAGTCACAATACCAAAAATACACTTGTGCAGATTTAACTAATTTAAATAGTGTAGTAGATATGCAGTGGTTAAACATAGAGGATTATATTAATGGAAAATGAACCAACTAGACTAAACGGAGTTGTACCTAAAGGATGGGGCTACGAATTAATTTGGGCATCGAATGACAAATATTGTGGGAAGATTATGTTCTTTGAAAAAGAAGGCGCACAATTTAGTATGCATTTTCATCGCGAAAAAGATGAAACTTGGTTTGTTAATACTGGTAAATTTAAAGTACAATGGATTGATACTAAAACTGCTGTACTTTACGAAAACGAACTAAAGGAAGGCGATGTATGGCATAATCCGCCATTACAACCGCATAGATTAATTTGTTTACAAGCTGGTTCAAGTATTACTGAAGTTAGTACAGCAGACAGTGTAGAGGACAATTATCGAGTTGCGCCCGGCGATAGTCAAAGAGCAGAAACAATTAAAGATGTCTAGTGTCTATCAATGGGGAAACCCTACAAATAATGAATACACTCATTCTAAACCGCAATATGATCCTGTGCAAAAGTCTGAATATATTGCTCCTAGATGTGTAATTGGTTTAGATAGAGACGGCGTATTAAATATCGATCGAGGAACTTATACGTGGAAAATTGAAGACTTTGTTCCTATTGAAAATAGTTTAGAAGCAGTTAGTCGACTACGGCAATTAGGACATAAGATAGCAATTATTACAAATCAAGGTGGCATCGAAAAAGGACAATTTACAGAAAGAGATGTTGAAATGTTACATCAACACATGCTCGATCTGTTAGGCAATGCAGGATGTCCTAGTATCGATGCTATCTATTATAGTGCAAGTAGTAGAAAAACTGACGAGTGGGCAAAGCCTAATATAGGTATGTTTAAACTCTGTGAAAGAGAATATCCCCATATAAAATTCTCTAAAGGATTTTACGTAGGCGACAAAATAACCGATCTCAAAGCTGCAATAAAAATAGGTGCAAAGCCTGTGTTAGTTCGTACAGGGTATGGTATAGAGACCGAGAAAGAACTTAAAAAGTTTACCTATCGCGATATAAAGAAAAAGGTCATCGTATTTGATGACCTTAATTCATTTGTTGATTGGATAGAAGTGCAGTATTAAGCCTGCGCTTCGCCCCAGTTAAGAATGACATTTGCAGGTGTAGCATTTCCTGCTGCTTTATATACATTAATAGCTAGTACATCAGGTCCATTTGGATAAGTACCTCTACCGCCTAACGGAGTATTAGTAAGCTCTTTTAGCTGACTAAAGTCTACAGTTGCACGTTCACCTGGATTAGCAATAAACGAAAATACTGTTTCGCCCGGTTGTGCAAATGCCGGTTGTTCAAATACAGCTCCAACTGTGCCACTACCCTGTGTAAGCGTACCAGAGTACGAAGTATTAAATGATATTACATAGTACGTAGTTCCAGCAAATACTTCTAATTCAATTTTACTTATAGCCGAACTAGCTGGAAAACTAGGATTTGTAGTTGCAGGATCAACTGCGGTGCCTATTGCTACAGCAGCAGCTTCAACACTTGCTTGTGTAAAGCGTCCAAAGTTTCTATTAGATAAGTCGCCGCCTCTGCCGAATGTAAAAGTAGTGCCTGTGTTACTATAGCCATTAAGACGTTGTGATAAATTAACTCGAACTTCCTGCATACCGCCATACGGATAAGGTGATGTTATGCTTGTTACAATTGTGTTGCTTCGTACACCCGTTCCTGATACAGTATCACCTGACGCAATGCCTACTCCATCTGGTCCTACTCCATTTGCACCGTCATACCTCATATATAAAAAACTTCGGTTGCTGTAGTTCCGGTCGCTACTAACAGCAGTACCACTCAATGTTCCTTGTGCAGTAATTGTTGCAGTTGTAGCTGTAGTACCGGTTGTCCAGGTAATGCCTGCTCCAGCTGCAATCTGTGCAAAACTAGGCTGTCCACCTTGGGCAACACCTGCTAGTCCTGACCATTTTACAGAATTAGGATCTAATGGATAGTTTTGTGGATTTAGCACGCCTTCTACAACAATGCCGCCAGTGATAGCATTAGTTCCGTCTGTGCCGTCTGATGTAATTTCAAGACTTTGTAGCAGTAATTGTGCTCTGTTTAATAGTTCTCTTTCGCCTAAGTCGCCAATAATAGCATTTGATACACTCGGTGATAGTCTAATCATAAATGCAGTTTGTTTTGTAATGGTAACATCGACGCCTGTTTCTGCGTATGAGAAAATATAACCTCTATCTTCATCAAAGCCACCGTCTGTAATAAACGCACTACCCCAGTGACTAATCAACGGAGTAATAGTTTGAGATATTAATATTACCCCTGTCCTATCAGTATGTGCAGAAGCAGCACTAGCATTATAATTTCTTGTTGCGCCTGCTTGGAAGTTTGTAAATGTTGCGCCTCTAGTTACTCCAGTTAGTGTATTAGTAGTTTTGTCATTACCGGTAAATGTTATAATCTCGTTGTCAATATAAATTGTGCCATAATCTGGAAAGAAACTACTATCAATTAATGGAATAGTAACTTGTGCATCAGTTAATGCTTCACTAAGTTTGCCACTTGGTCCTTCGTTAGTAACTTCATAACGAACAGGTAAGTTACCTGATCTCATAAACGCTTCTGTGTTTACGTTTGAGTTACGCATTCTATGTGCAAATATAAAGTTACCATCTGATCCACGTAGCATAAAGTCAATAAAGCCTGCACCATACCAACTGTACTGAATACCGATCATTTGCATTTTAGCAATGTCAATATCGTAACCACTTGGTCCAGTTCCGTCTAATCTGTCTAAGTTAAAATCACGCTGCTTAGTCTTTTTGTCAACAATCAAGTTAGCTTTTGCACCGACAATATCTACTACGCCACGCCAATCAGGCGTAACAGTAATTTCTGTGTGATTATTAACATGTGATACAACATGTGTCATACCTTTGATAACAATTCTATCGCCAGCTTTTAACTGATCTAAGAAACGAGTGTTTGTTCCTGTTATTAAATTGTTGTCTACTTCTATAGCAATTGTGCCTGCAAGTTGTCTTGTACCTGTACGCTGTACTACACTAACCGTTGTGCCGTCGAACTCCCAGAAAATACCGTTTTGATCATCAAATATGCCCGAGCGTACTGTAGCACCGTGCCAGGAGACAACACTCATTTGTGATCCAAAGCCTAGTACAGCCGTTGTTGCGCCTAGTCTACGCTGTGCTCTTACTGTAAATGTGCGCTCATCAATTACACCTTCTACTGTGTAATCAAACTTAGGCGGCACAGCAGTATCGTTACCGCTATTAAAGCCAGGAGTTTCTACACCTAGCAATCTAATTACTCCGCCTGCTTGTACTCCGTGATCATTATCATCTGTTTCAATTGTAATTAATGATCCTACTTCTACTCCATCTGAAGTTATACTGCGGATATCATAACTTGGTGCAAACAATGCACCAGTTGTATACATAATACCTTTACCTGACTGATATCTAATATACTTTTTACTTTGACGTATTGCTTGCGCACCATGCTGTGGGCCGCCTGTGCCTAATTGTACGCCACCGTCAAACGGTCTGTGTACAAAGAAACTGTCTGGCCTTGGATAAACTGTTAATTGGATACTAGCTGATGAAGTATCGATGTTTCCAGCCGATCTAGCTAGATATTGTACTTTATTTACAGCAGGAATATTAGTAGCAAGGAATGACCCTGCTGCTAAATTGTGATTATTACTGCCGTCATCAGTGTTTACTATTGTAATAAAGGTATTACCTGGAATTAATCCGTGGGCATTTTCAAATGTAACTTCTAACGTCGGCAGTGCTTCATATGTAATTTCGTCATCTATAGAAATTATTCCTGTAGTAGCCTCAGTCATTATTACAGTTGATATTAAATCAAAGTTACTTCCGTATGTTGCTTCTTGGTATGTGTAGGTTAGCGAAGTTATATCACCGCCCGCACCTACTGTAGCAACAGTTACTAGAATATCATTAATTGTTGATGCGCCGTCAAAATCCGTTCCTGATAAAATAATACGGTCGCCAATTTTATATCCAGTACCTGCTGCTGATGTACTAATTGTACTATATGCTGCAAAATTTCTATTGACATTAAATGCTGCAGATGTTCCTATAGGTTGATCGTTTGTTCCTTCAGCAGCAGTAAACGTTCCACCAGGTGTAGCTATAGTTCCTGATGAACTAATTGTAGCAATTACGCCCGTTGATATCGCATCCACAGTGCCAATTACAATAGTAATGTCATTAGCGGGCGATGCACCTGCTACTAAATTTCCTAATATTGTAAGAGTCTGACCTGCTCCGTATCCAGTACCTCCAGAAGCAGTAGTTACAGTATAGCCTGCGCCGTTATCTGTTACATCAAATGTTGCTCCTGAACCAATAACATTTGAATTATTTGAAACTCCGTTATAGCTTGCTGAAGTAGATCCAGTACCTGTTACTGTTACTACTGTAACGGCTCCATTTGCATCAACATTATCAATAGTAATAACCATGTCATTAGCAGGTGTTGCGCCTGATAATTTGTCACCAGTTACCGTAATTGTTTCTGTTGGTAGGAAATTAGTGCCGCCGGATGTAATATTTATTGTGTAATCTGTGCCAGCTTGATCTATTGAAAATATTATGCCTGCGCCGTTGGCACTGGTAGTAGTAAATCCTGTTTGACCACTCTGATACGATCTAACATATGCAGGCGGAGTTCCTGCATAACTTAAACTAGTTATTGCACCACTTCCGTTTACGCCATTAACAGTTACATATACATCGTGTATACCGTCGACACCGCCAGCATCGCTTCCTAATATTAAGATTTTATCAGTTGCTATATAACCTGTCGAAGCGTCTTGTGTATTAATAGCAGTGCCGGTTATACTTAATGTTAAAATTTCACCAGTGCCACTAACAGTGTCAATAGTTACAGTAGCATCATTAGCAGGTGATGCGCCGCCTAGTTCTGTTCCAAGAATTGTAAAAGTTTCTGCTGCAACATAGTCTTCTCCAGCAGCATCTAAAGCAACACTGTATACAGCTAAAGTTCTAGTTATATTAAATGTTCCGCCGAAGCCTGCCGCTCCGTTATATGTACTAGTTGGGTTAGTATATGCAACTGTTCCTGTTGATACGACAACACTTGTATATGCTCCTGCTGCAGAATCTAAATCAAATATTGCGCCTGAGCCTGTGCCGCCAGCATACGATGCACTAGCACCAGTAACTGAAAGTGATCCATCCCAATGTGCTCCGTCAAATGTTATGTTAGTAATACCGCCTGCTGCACTAATTCCTGTGACACGTATAGTAAGATCATTAACTACAGCTACGCCTCCAAGCTCGGCGCCGTCTATAATAATTCTATCGCTCACTTTATAGTCAGTACCAGCAGCATTAATAGAAACAGTATAATCACGAGCTACGTTTCCGCTTTGAGTAATATTAAATGTTGCATCAATACCGATTACACTATCGTTTGTACCAGAAATTGCTGTATATGTTTTTACATTAGCTGTTAGTGCAGAAGTAAAGCTGTCATCAAAATCAATAAAGTTAGAATCTATAGTGTTAATATTTATTGCTGTGCCATCGCCTCTATCTGTTGCTAGACTTGGTACTATTCCGCTAACCGAGTCAAGATATACTCTGTTTTCGCCGATTGCAACATCAGCAGTTATTGCTGGTGTAATATATGTGCCGCCGCCAGCACTTGTGTCGTTAACACCTGTAACTTGAGAACCTGTTGGAATATTAGCATTAACTAAAGGTGCACCAGGGCCGGGTGCAGGACCATCAAACGGAATAATAGTACTACCGATCGGAACATCTAACTGTGCAAACATTGAGCCGTTAAAGCCATTAGAAACTACAGTTACTTCTGCACTTCTGCCGATAGAAGCACCAGTATAGAAAGCTGCTTGTCTTAATTGAGTGTATGTTGTAGAAAGTGTTGTTGGATTAACTGAGCCAACTTTAGCTTTGGCGTAAAAATTAAAAGTAGTATTAGATGGAATATTATTAATAACAAATGAACCTTCTGCTCTACTTGCACCACTAACACTATCTTCAAGTGCTTTAATAGTTATCGGAGTTCCAGCTTCAAATCCATGTGGTCCAAGAGTAGTTACAGTTATTAAAGATTGGCCAATGCCATCAGTGCCTGCCGATGCATCAGTTACAACACTTAGGACATTTATATCAGTTCCAGGTACTTCGTAAATTGAAGGATAACCTCGCATTGTTGAAATAGCAGCCCATTTTGTAGGCTGTAGTCCATATTCAAAGTCAGCGTCTAGCATAGATACTGGAAGTGCTGCTCTTGGTCGTTCAATAGCATCTGTACCAAAGTCATGTGGTCTAGTAGTTACTACACTTTTACCGTTTTCTATTTTTTCTACAAAAATTTGTAAATCGTCAGTTGCATTATGTCCTGATGTGTTGTAGTTTAGTTTAAGTGTTGCAATAGCATCAGTTGTTTCTAAATATTTACTAAAGTCTGGATCTAATGCTATATTGTCTGTTTTAAGACTAACTGACCCTCCTGTTTCAATAGAGCTAAAATTATATATAATTTCGTTAGAAGTTGTATTTGTAACTAATAGAAATTGGTCAAGATCCCATCTGCCTTGTATTTTAATTGTACCTACACCAGTAGGAACTAGTGTTGGTAATCCGTTAAGACCATTAGTAATAGTATCAACTGTATTAAATGCTAGTGTATTAATTTTTGCACTAGGGCCAGTTGTGACACCGTTTGATGTTGCACTATCGAATGAGTGTAATGACGTATCTGAAGATATTCCTACATTCATAGTAACAGTAGTACCAGTTACAGATGCAATTGTTAACGGTGCATAATAATACGGATCTCTTCCTTTTGCATTAGGGACACCAGATGCTCTAGGATAAGGATGTGTAGTTGCTCCGCCATCTAGCAAGCAAGTAAAAGTTATAGCACCCGGAGCAATATGGATTTCATCTCCTACTTTTAGAGAATGGGTACCAATTGTCAATGTCATTACGCCTGTAGTAGGTGTGTAACTAGCATCTGTAGGTGTAAACTGTTGTGTAGCTTCGGCTGGCGAAGAAGCATTTACTGTTTGTGTTACTTCACTATTTGAAGCAGAATATAAATTATTTGCAAAGATATAATCTCTTATTAGTGTGCTAATAAAAGTGTGTGTTTGTATCTCAGGTTGTCTGTCGCCATCAACTTGTGCAACATCTTGATCCCAATAATACTTTATAGTTTTAATTACATTTTCATTGCCGCCGTATCGCAGATCTTTTAAGTATGCATCAACAACGTATCCTACGTCTCTTTCGCATTTTGCTTGATTGTATGTATAACCTACAAATCCTGCTGCGCCTGCTGTTACTTGATCAGCTATCCATGCTGTTGCTTCTTTTTGTATAAAACTTTTATTTGCACTTAGCAAACTATAAGCATTGGGATATACATAATCTGTTGCTCCGATGCCTGGTTTAAATACGTAATTTTTTATTTGTGTTTTTGCCATGTTTTATAATCCAAATGCTATTGATAATGCTGTTGCTGTACGATCTACATATTTTTTATTTGCTACTGCATTTAATTCTGCTGGTTCAGTACTAACTGTTGCTGAAGTAAATGCTGCTGTCGACGGCACAATAGCACCAATTGTAGTGTTATTTATAGTTGTATCTTCTACAGGAACACTGGATCCGGTAGATTTTATAATACCTAAATTACTTCCGTCTATTTTTACTACAATTTGATTTGTAGCTTCTAATTCTAAATTTGTGGAAGAACTAATCTTTGTTATTCCAACGCCGTCGATGTTAAGAGACCCTGCAACATATAAATCGCCTGCAACGCCTAAACCGCCTGCTACTGTAAGCGCACCAGTAGATGAACTTGTCGATTCTATTGTTGAATTAACAGCAACAGTGCCAAATACACCTGTAGGATCAACTACATTAATAATTCCATATATTGTTCCCGCAGCATTACCGTAATATAAAATATTAGGTGTTGCGACCATTGGTGTTATATATAATCTTCCAGAAGCTTTTCCCTGTGCATCTGAATCTACTGTTCCGTCAGAATGTCTTAGTCCAGAGTTGTATGAAGTTACAGTACTGCCAACACTATCAAAAATATTAAATGTAAAATTAGTAAGGTCTAAGTCAATTGTGTTTCCAGTATTTCTAACAATTGTAATACTAGGATTGGTTACTGCACTATCAATTAATCTAAAATTACTAGCAGTATCTTGAAATTTAAAATCAGCAGCAACATCAACATTATCATCATCTGACACATCAAGCGTGATTGATCTAGCTGTAATATTTCCTGCAGAATCTACAGTAAAACTAGGACTTTCGTATCCAAATTTTGATCTTAAAGGTGTGTTTACAATCGTTGACATCTTTTACTCCGTTCAGTTATATTTATCAAATAAAATACTTATCTAGAAAGAGGATTTAATGTATGGAAATATTGTGCAGTAAATATAACCTTAGTTCCGTTATTCTGTCCTGCAGGTGATGATATTGCAGGATTCAATATAACGTCAACATAGCTATTGTTAACTGCAGGTTCAATTGCAATTAATTCACGCAACGTGTGGTTTCTAGCATATACTACTACACTTGCTCGATCGTCGGTTGCTGTTATTAATGCTTTGATTATTTCTTTATTATCAGTATCAAGATCTGCTGATATAGTATATTCTACTGACGAAAATTCTCCTACATGCCACCGATCAAGTAATGTATTTTCATATACTTGTTTCCAGGGACCTTTATGACTGGTCCCTGCATTATTTTTAAATAACAAAGTATTTTTTAGTCCGTCTGTTAAATATTTTTGTAAGTTTTGCATTATTTGCCCCTTATTGTAATATTTAGCAGTTCTTGACTGTAATTAACTTTCCGTGTTCTGGTAAGTATAGATATTCAATTTTACTATCTGATAAGGTGCGTAATGCATCATCGAGTGTTTCGACGAGAGGTTCTCCGCCTAGATTAAAACTTGTGTTAAAGATAATCGGTACGCCTGTACGTTCTTTAAATGCTTTAATTATTCTATAGTATAAAGGATTCTCTTCTTCAGTAACAGTTTGGATACGGCATGTTCCGTCGACATGAATAATAGCAGGAATCTTTTCTTCAATACCTGGCTGACAGTTTACAGCATACATCATATGAGGTGTATCATCCATGCCACGTAAATCAAACCATTCATGTACATCTTCAGCTAAAATTGATCCTGCAAATGGTCTAAAATATTCTCTATGTTTAATTTCATTTACATAATCTTTTCCGTCTTTAAACGTTGGGTCAAACATTAAACTTCTATTACCTAATGCACGTGGTCCAGCTTCTGAACGTCCTTGAAAACAAGATACAATATTTTTACTTGTCATTAGATCAATTACATCATCATCTGTAGCATCTTTAATTTCTGCATTATATTTTTTAGTTACGCTATTAATTTCGTCAGCGGTGTAGTTATATTTTTGACCTAAATAAATTTCGCGTCCATTTAATTTATCAGAAGTTTCAGTTAAGTTATAAAATCCAAAAAGTGCTACACCAATTGCAGTTCCGCTATCATTTGAAATAGGTTCAACGTATAATTCTATTCCTTCTTGATTTAGTCGATTTAAAAAATAGTAATTAGCAACACAATTAAGTGCATATCCTCCAGATAGTACTACTTTTTTCTTCCCAGACATTTTTGAAGCTTTAAGTATAAGTTTTAAAACTTGTTCTTGTGTTTCGGTTTGAACTGCATATGCAAGATCTCTTCGATTTTGTTCTAGTGTAATATCATCAAAGGTACCTAACTTGGTATTTAATTCATCAAATAGCTCTGCATTTACAACAGCTCCTCGAGGATAATACGGAACAATAACGTTTGGATCTGATAATTCATAATCTCCAATTTTGTTAAACAATTTTGGTATTTTATTATTAGGCTTACCGTACGGAAATAGCCCCATAGTTTTTCCTGCTTCGATTTCTTGGAACCCACAGTACTTAGTAACTGCTTCATATGTTTTAGTAATACCTGCATTTCTAGTATATAATCCGTGAAATGTATTACCTATCTCGCCATATATCTCTTCAGCTTCTTGTTCTTTATTACTATGTGTTAATATTGGTTCTTTTGATGCAGAATGTTTATATAAATGATTTAAAGTTGCTGGATATTTGCAATCAATAATTGATTCAATTTCCCAAGAAAACGTGCTTAATTCATCATCTGGAGCAAATTTTGGATCAGTTACTTGTGTATATGGTAATTCAGATCCACATCCATCAACTACTAATGCTACAGCTTCATCAAACCCAGATCGATAAAATGCACACGCTGCATGTACTTTGTGATGTTGATGACTAAGATCAAATACTTGTGGATGATTATGAGGATCAGCATGTTGATCAATTAACCCTAATTTTCTAGCTAATCCGACATACATATTATCACCACTAAAATCAATTGTTCCAGAGGTGTACATTGGCTGAGTATGTACTATAAACATATAATCTACTTTATCTGTATACTCTTTTACTTTTACCATTGATGCAAATGGACTACCGTCATATTTTTTTCTACTAAGACGCTCCTCTTCTATTGCATATACAATCTTACCATTTTTTAATAAACATACACCTGAATTATGTCCTCGAGAAATGCCCATTATCCACAAATCTTTTTTTATTTCATTCATATTATAATCCACTTAAAATTTTATCTGCTATTTGTTTAATCTGATCGTCGGTCAATCTCATTGCCGATTCATTTTTTCTATCCGCACATTCGTCTACAGTAATGCGTATAGGACTGTATTCTTTATTATCTTTATTAAAATCAAAAATGTTAAATTGCTGACTTGTAGGATAAGATACATTTTCAGCAAATGTAGATCCAAGAACTAAGTACGTGCTTTTGTTAAACGAATGTGCAACATGTTGACCTATTGAGTCGCAACCTATAAATGCATCTGAAGCGTTTATCATTCCAAACCATTTTCTTAGATTTGTATTTTCAATAAAAAATGTTTCTTGTTTACATCCATATGCACTAAAATCTACATTATATTCATTCATTAATAATACAGAGCATTTATGTTCAATTTGTTTTATTAATTTTGCAGCTAATTCAATAGTAAACGATCTTCCTGTTGAATCAATTGGGCCCGATTGTGTTTCTATAGCATTTAATGTAATACCTTTACCAAACGGTTGAAAAATTACTAAAGGTTTCTTATGCTTGTCTCTCATATCCTTAGCCATATTAGCTGCGGTATACAATTCATCATTACTTAAATGTATAGAAGCACGTGGCAAATTAGTATCTAACTTTCCGTTAATTTCAATATCAAATGCTTGTGCAATATTACATTTTTGATTATAATACTCCCACACATAGTATGGTTCTGGTGCTACTATATTTCTATCTTTTAATGTATCTCTAAATAAGTGAGTTAAATTTGCAGGATATGATCTAGCATGCAGTGTCGGGTGACCCGAAAATGCTTCATATGCCCACTCTGAAAATATCACAAAGTCATCATCTGGATTATTTTCAAGATATTTTTCTAATGCCGGAATAGCACATACAGCTCTTCCAACGCCGCCGTTAATATAAAATGCTGTGCTACGATCTGTATTAATTGTTTTTTTCATAAATTTAACTCGTTTAATGTTGTTTCATCGCCAAGTTTTCCCTTTACAAAAATATTAAAGGATAAACTTATTCTAGTTTTATCTGACATATTTGGATTTACTTCATGGAATGTTTTCGAAGGAAAGAAAATAATATCATTATTCGTTACAGGAACAGTCCACTGATTAGAATTAGTTAAATTATAATTAGTGACATCAATTTGTAATGTGGAGTTAGTTGTAACAGTATCATTATTATTAGAAATAAAAGTTATATTATCTTCTGGAAGTGTGTCTATATAATACACTCCGCTTATCAACGAATTACTGTGATTATGTCTATGATGAGTAGTACCGGGTTCATTGAAGTTCAACCAAGATTGTGTAATATAAAACTCATATGCTGGATCTACAAATAATACATCATTAACATATTGGCTAAGACCAAACATAACCCTGTCACGTATTATTTTATAAGATTCTAAATTTAATACTTTAGTTTCAACTGATGCAAAATTGCCGCCTATATTTTCACGGACGTCTTTGCGTTCATTTGCTGTATCATGTATACCATTTACTGTACTCGAATATTCATTACACATAAAAACTGGAGTACTAAAAAGTAATAATGTATTGTCTAATGGGTTAGTTTGATTCATTTTTTTTCCTTAGTTAGTATTTGTATCTATTCGAATATTTCCAGAAACACTTATCCTATAATCATCCGAAGTATAAAACGGATGAACGCAATGATTTAATCCAGCAGGAAACATTAAAATAGATCCCTCCCATGACTTATCGATTGGAACTGCTGTAGTTTGTGTTCTGCCTAATATATCACTATAAATAAAAGCAAGCTTTGAAGTAAAAGAATTTGACCTATCAGACTCTGTTTCCGACGAACTAGGAGGAAAGTAACTTTCTTCGTTTTCTAAATCGTAAGGTATTTTAATCCAAATTACAAAGCTTAACACACCCGAATGAACATGTATAGGATTAAACTCATATTTTTTTTGTTTGTTAACCCATAAATTACTTAGAGTTAAGCCATAGTTATTATATTTAGAAACTTCTTCGAATGAATCAATATATCCCGGATTAGCCTCTTTCCAAGTATCGGCCATTGCTAATAAAAAATCAGACATATTATCCTTAATATGATTTAATGAATACTCTTCTTGCATATGTCCTAATAAATTGCTATTATATTTTTCGTCTGAGTTAGACACATTATCAATAGTAGCTTTTAAATTTTCAAAAAGATCAAACGGAAGTTTAGATTCTAATATGCCAATATTAGGAAATGCCTTTGGCGATGCCGGTGTGTCAATCATTTGTGTTAGTATCCTTGCTATTATATATATTCTGATCTAACCAATCATAGGCACTAAGCTGACTTTTGGCAGCAGTCTTCCACTGATTCATTTTATTGTGTCTATTATACAAAAATCTTTCACAAAAATCACGCTGATTTACTTGCCTACCTAATTCATCTTTTACAATATCTACTTCAGTATATATATTATAATTCATGCCATTAGCTATACACACAATACCTGCTTTTCCAAAATGTCTAAGGGTATCTGTTTTTTTTACATATAGGTCATTAAATCCACTGTAACTATTGCCTATATCTGGATCGTATACTCTTTCTCTATTTTTAATCCAATAATTAGAATCAGTTCTTATAGATAATGCATAGTGTAATGCAACAAAATCTGCAAAATTTTGATAAAATCTTCTTATACGTGCATTATACACATCTCTATCAAATTGATTGATTACTGGACGATCTACATGTCGACAGAATTCTAATAGAAATTCATGCACACTTAATAATCCATTGCTTTCTAAAGGTTCAATGAATGCTGCTGCTAACCCAATTGCTAATACATTTTTAACCCATATGCGTTTGTGTATGCCTGTTCTAAAATTAATATGTCTAAAATTTAGTTCGTCAGTGACTCTATTAGGATTATGGACTGTCATTTTATCAGAATTAAGATGATCCTTAAATTCTTGTAATGCTTCTTCGTCTGATATAAATTCGTCTGAATAAACATACCCTGTGCCTATTCTTGACCATAAAGGAATATTCCAAACCCATCCATTAGTTAATGCAGTGCAATTTGTATATACTTCTAATTCTTTCTCTTTGTCAGTATACGGTACTTGTACTGCCCATGCTTTGTTGTTTGGTAAAATATCTCTATAAGAAACAAACGGTTCTTCTAATGCTTTGCCTAATAATAAACTTTCAAATCCGGTACAGTCTACATAAAGATCTGCTTGTAATTCTGTGCCGTCTTCTAATACTATTTTATCTATACCGTTTTCGTTTGTAGGAGTTTCGTTAACTGTTCCAACTATGTGGTTGACGCCTCGTGGTATACAATAATGATCTTTGAGATATTTTCCAAATAGCAATGAATCAAAATGAAAAGCTGTGTCGTAATCAAATCTAAAATCATCAAAACTTCCGTCTTCGTTAGTTGATAATTTATTTTCATTTACTAGTGCCATCGTAGGCCAAAAGTTTTCAGCGAAATCACTAGAATGTGTTTCGGGATAGTATATCTTTTTTAATTGCCAATCATTATAATTAATATCATCAATTTCAGATGGATTACCAAACGGATAATGAAATCCACCATAATCTTTATCGTAAAAATCAGTAAATTTAATACTAAGCTTATATGTGCCGTTTGTGTGTTTAATAAAATCTTTGTCGTCTATTCCAAGATATGCTGTCCAGTCTCGTATAAACGCTAGTGTACTTTCACCAACACCAATTTTAGGTACATCGGCACTTTCTACTAATGTAATTTTTTTATTTGGAAATTTTTTAATTAATGTTGCAGCTGCCATCCAACCGGCTGAGCCGCCGCCAACTATTAATATACTATTAAATGCCATAGCAATGCCTCCTATAATGTATTTAATTATAACATCATAAGAGGCATTGTCAATGTGGTTTATATATTAATCGTCAGGGTCTACTGGATCTGGTTCGCCTGGATCTGGAATTGTAACGCCTGGCGGTAGTGGCCAAGTAATCTCGTCTGCAGAAGCTATTGTTTCCCAGTTGATAGTGTCTGGAAGATCTCTTAGAGTTTGTCTATAAGTTGCCCATGCTGCTTTGTCTTCATCACTCAATGCTGAATCAGGTAGTTGTGTCCAATCAGACGCTGGTAATAAATTTTGACGAGTGCGTTCCATAAATCTAAATCGCTTTTCGATTACATCAATAGTTTGTTCGTTCCACTCTTGGGTGAAAACTCCGTCTTCATCTTTTACAATATTGCCTGGCTCTACATCAACGTCGGTATCTCCGTTAACAACATTTCTTATTGAATCCCATACTGGAGCAAATCCTTTAGCACGGACTTCTTCTTCGGTAAAGCTCCAATCTACACCACCCATTATATAAAATATATTGTCTGGGGTGATGAAGTGTTCGTCTACCATTTCGCCGTCTGCATCAATTGGTAAGTAGTTTACGTTTTGTAAATTCATTATATAATTCCTCAATCCTTTTATAAGTTATGTGTGTTAGTACAAGGCCAGCTTCTACCTTGACCCCAAATAATTCTAACAACGCCAGGTCCACCCCAGCCGCCGCCAGTCGATGTGCCGCCGCCACCTGAGCCGCCGCCGAAGATGCCACCGCAGTTGTAACCATTTCCATATGGGTTTGAATATGGTTCGCCTGGATTACCACAAGATCCGCCTGAGCCGCCTTGTCCTGCGCCGCCTGAAGTACCGTGTCCAGTTCTGCCGTGTCCACATTTACCACAGCTTTCGCCATATGGGCCACCGTTAGCATAGCAGCACTTGCCGCATGAGCCTGTTCCGCCGCCGCCACCCG